CATTTAAGTCTTTAACCAAATCATTTTCTTGTGTTTGTAGATTGGAATACTCTGTAAATAGTTTTTCTCTTAACTCCTGCATTTGAGTTAATCGTTTATTCAGTAAATGTAACTCTATTTCGACCTGTCCAATTTGTGCGGTAACTCTGGCATAACTTGTTTGCAATCCCTTAACCGTTCCAATGTCTTCTTGATCAAATTCTTTCTCTACGATAATGTTTTCAGTATTCTCTGACATATAAAACCTCACTTAAAAATAAAAAATGTAACATAGATAAATATGTATTAAAATTCTTGAAATACAATTTAATCTGTATCATCTATTTCAGTTGTATAAACATCTGCAGATCTAGACAAAGATATATCCACCATCTGTGCAACTCTACGTCTAAATGCAGCAAGTGATTCTGATCCATCATCATTCTGACTTCTGAATCTACCTCTTTCTGCATCAGCTTGATTTGCACCTCTAAACCTCGCATTTAATTCATTTGTTGAACCGTAATAATTTACACCATTTGGATTCATCATACTGTTAATGTCACCAAACAATTCAGATACAAACCTAATTTTATTTGCACTAATAACTCTTTTTGTTGTTGTATCTGCACCAACATCTTTCGGTATCAAATAACCATGAACTGTTAATTGGAAACTTGAACGAACTACACGATCCTGTCCAGTTGTATTATTATCTTCAATACCCATAGAATCCATATATGTTGAAAACTTATAGTAGTTCTTATCGCCAAATGCCTGACCATTAAAATGAACGAACTGTTCAAGTATATGATTGAGTTGATTTTGATATTCACACCAAACTATAAAGTCATATGTAACATCAACAAAATCTGGCATAGGAGTTACATAATACTCATACGATGGTTTTCTTTCATACTGTGTGGTAAATCTGTCATACGGTGTCATTCTATTGTATCTATGTTGCATTACATAATAAAGTTGATTTGTGGTTGCAACTTTATTTCTACGCATTTCTTGTTTTATAGCAACATTTGATCGTCTGAATGTTATCAATGGTATTATAGTTTTACCTTTCTTATCTTTTAAGAAACCATCTTTTTGTATTGATGCCCATTTTTCAGAATTTGCATAAATTACAGGAACAACAATAGATTCACCACTGTCTTCAACACGCAACATCATCTTTTGTTCGATAAAAGATTTAACAGAAAAATCTATATCATAAAGAGTTATAGATACACTTTTTGTTTTATCCTTATCTCTACGAGTTTGTAGATGTCTTCCTTTACCCAAATCTTGTCTTGGGTGTTGTTCTGAACGGACATCATCGATAAAGGAATCACGAGTTCTTCTTATCGATGGTTTTCTATATTTTGCAGAATTAACCATTATATGTTACTCGGAATATCATTGTGATTGGTTGTTATTGCTGGTCTAAATTCTTCTATATGTATTCTTGAACGTCTTGTTAAGTGTGTTGTTGCTACTATGGAAACGTTATGTCCCCATCTTTCAGTAGCAAAAGAATAGTCAGGATTTTTTCCACCAAAAAATTGATTTTCTTGAACTTGGTCAATTTCCCACCACTCTCCATTGTACTCTACCACATCACCTACTTCTATAAAAATCTCAACATCTTTCAAAAACTCTCTAATAAAAGCAAAAGTAGCGGCTTGTTGGAAGTCTTGACCAAATTCAGTACCCTCGTAAGTTTGTGCCTGGTAATCTATCAATGCTGGTATTTTAACAGGACTATGGTAAACTTTCTTATCCGATTCATTATACAGATTTGTTTTTGTATTTTCCAAAGAAAGTTTATACACAGCAACTTCCGTGTCTATTATATCTGCTACCAATTCCATGTTCAATTTATGAACAAGACTGGCATCTCTTTGTCCGTGAAATAATGGCATATTATTATCCTATGTAAATTGCCAAAGGTGTTCCATTGAGACTGGCAGCCAATGCCTCAGTTTCTAATCTTTTCGCTTCTAATAGTTTACTTCTTGTCATTGTATCTAACATAGTTCTAAGTTCTTGAACTAATGCTTGTTTTTCCGTAGTAGCAGCAGATAACAAATCAGCAGCATTTAGTGATGTTTCACCATTTGGTATCGGTATACTACCATACTTTCCACGAATATAACCCAACATTTCTTTTGCCAATGCAAGACCAAATGAATATATCCAAGTTTTTCCAGGAGCATTTATTTCGGAATACACCATATAATCATACGGTGCATTTGACATATCTGATACTTGACCGATAGGATATTTTAATGGATTACTTCGCTCTTCTTTTACAATATATTCAATCCACAACTTAAAATCCTTAACTGGAAGTGGAAATATACGAAGTTCATTGTTTATCAATTCAAATGTAAAGGCAGATTTACGCATCATGTCATTAAATTCTATCGCCTGAACACGAAGTAAATCTGCATACATAGGCATCAACATGAATGATACACCAGTAGAATATGCACCAAATCCAAAGGTATCAAGCATTGCCTGATTACCTAAATATGGATCATAAAATCTAATGGATGCCGGTGGTGAATAGTGATGAACTCTTTTTATCTCTATTGAACCACTTGGCACTTTTATATCACGAATCAATGTATCTAAGTTGTATTTCTGTTTTCCAGTCTGTATATCAATAGATGATGAATAGAACTTAACATTACCGTTTGTAAAAGTTTCACTTCCGTATTCGGTTGCCAGTTGTATAAGACCACCCATATTAGTTGATATATTTCTATGGGTTAGATTATTACTTGTTGATGATCCCATCAAACTTAATAAATTTTGTTGGATATTGAATTGATTTACATGATATGAATACTCATACACAGCTTCTTCAAGACAGGTATAAAAATTAACAGCTTGTAATTCAACATCAACAATAGGATAACCTAGTCTTTTTGCACACCAGTCTGCAAATGCATCCGCATCTGTTTGAAAACTGGCATCACTATCGAATGTACCAAACGGTGTACTACCGGTTGTAAAACTACTCGAACCAGGCCAAATTGGAATTTCTACCATTTACTTCTCGGATTTATTTTCTTCAAAATACTTTAATATATCGTCAACAATAGGATGACGGTGGTTTGTTTTCAATTCATAAACCCCTAATCCTTGTATTTTGTCTTTCATATTAAATAAATATGGGAGTCCAGAATCTTTTTTCTGTTTTAGATCTATTTGTGATATATCACCGGTAAGCATCATCTTTGAGTTTATACCAAGACGAGATAATATCATTTCCATTTGTGCCTTTGTTACATTTTGTGATTCATCAACGATAACACAGGCATTTACAAATGTTCTACCACGAAGAAAAGATATAGGAGCAATTTCTATTTTGTCTTCAGCCATTAACTTTTCAATCTTTTCTTTGTGATACAGTTGAAACATATTCGCTTGTATAGGAGACAACCAAGGATCCATTTTTTCTTTTATATTACCTGGAAGAAATCCCAAGTCTTCATTAGATACCGTTGGTCTTGTTATTATTATCTTTTCAACTTCACGATAAAAGAAACATTCGAGAGCAATCTGTGTTGCTAATAATGTTTTTCCAGAGCCGGCTTTACCAACAAACACTGATATATCATCACGAAGAGCATCAGCTTTTATTCTCTTTTGTTCTTCGTTCAATGTTAATTGGAACTGTATTTTATTTTTTATCGTTTTTCTTCCTTTTTTTATTCCTGATGTATTTAGACTTGAACTTTCTTCTTCACTCAACAAATTTTGTTTGTTATCTGTTTCCTCGTTATATTCAGAACTCATACCGGCTCCTATAATAATTTAGAAAGGGTGTCTCCCATAGATTTTACATCGGCTTCAATCTTGGATATTATAGCATCCAACTTCTCGGCCTTATGGGTCCATTCAAAACCTACAATGGCAATAAACTCCGAACCTTTTTTTATCGGATATACTACCGCTGATTTAGACCCTCTCTGTGAAAAAAATGCTTTAGTTATTAAGTCCTCTATATTATCTACAACAGGATATACCGCCTTATGATTTACTACATCTTCTACAAAGTTGGAATAAAGTGACATCGGTAAGTTTTGATATTGCTTGAACTCTGTACTAACACCTTCTTCGAGTGCCTCGAATGATGTTGAGAGTTTGGTCATTGATTTGCCTGTTTTGTATTTACCACCGTTGTGTCTTTGAAGAATAAATGCACGCTGACAGTTGTATTCTTCTAACAGTTGGTCTAATATGGTTTGGATTAGTTTGGAATGAGAAATCTCTCGGTCAATCTTTTTTTGTTTGTATTCACCGTACTTGTATTTGAGGAACCAAGATAGGAAAACACCGAGAAGTGTTGCCATACTGGATACCGCCAATTTTATTATGTCAATAT